GGCATTTGCGATACCTTTTCAGTTTTTTTTATTTTTTAGCGCAAGAAAAAAATTTTTGCCCATTAGGGTGTCGCAAATTAAATTGTGTCAAGAATGTGGCAACTAGACTGATTAATGCACATGTGATAGTAAAAATTCATGCCTAGGAAAAGACGAAAAAGAATTGCATCTGATGGAGCTCCCGATATACCTTATCCGAGAGTCAGAGTGGAGTGGATTGATTGTGTCAGTGACTCTGGCTGGGCTACTGATAAAGAGTTTGACAAGATGAAACTAGCACGACCAGTTAACGAAGGTTGGTTGTATTCCAAAGATAATAAATCTATAAAACTATTTGCGTCTTATGATAAAGATGACAATGAGATTACTTTTGGGGATCGGACGATGATTCCTCGGGCTTGGGTAAAGAAGATTCAGAAGTTGTAGATGGGGTCACATCAATTATCTGTCCGTAGTCGTTTAAAAGTTGTTTCATTTTTGCTTCTAATTCTTGTTCTGACATATCTTCTAGTTTCCCAGTTTTTATTATTTTTCTGTCTATGTATAATCCTGCTGCCTTGCCACGATTTGCTTCAGCGTTTACAGCAGAAGAGAAAGATCCTTTCTTCAAAGCAGCTTCTCTAAGTCTTGCAAGTTCTGCTACGTGTCCTTCGTAAGTAACTTCATGTTTTTTAAGTCTTTCTTCTTTTAATTGTCCGATATGTTTTACAACAAGTGGTGACAGTCTTGGATTACAAAGTTCTGATCCTTCTTGTCTTGCACGTTTAGGACTATACCCTGCCGCCAACGCCGCCTCGGTTTGAGTCATCGGTCCGTCGGGTCCACCGAATACAAGAAATTCAGCAAACCTTTGTTGCATTTCTGTCAATCTTTTTGGTACTCCCATGATTGACAATTTAAGGTAACATTGTTATATTGTCAACAATGAAAGATGATCGAGGAGAATTAGATTTAACAAAACAAATAGATAATCTTAAACAAGAAGTTGAAGGTTATAAAGTTTTAATAAAAATGCAAAGAGAAGAATTATGGAATTTAAGATTAGCTGCATCAGAATTAGAGAAAAGTAAAAATCTCTTGCAAGGTTATAAAAAAGTGATAGAGCAATTATCTAACAAGTTAAAACTCAAGGATTCATGAGAGTAAAAGATCTACAACAATTTCTTGGTTCTTTTACTGAAGGATCTGAAACAGTTAAAAATGCAGTCATCTTTGTAGAGATCAGAGGTAAGCTACATCAAATAAGACGTATGGAAGTGCACGAAAATGTTCATCCAATTATAGGTCACCCTGGTCACTACACTCATAGATTAGTTATGAAAACCGAAAAGCCTTCGAGTCTTATCTTGCCAGATAAACTCCAGAAGGACTACTAAATGAATGACAATGTTACTCTAAAAAACGCATGGGACCAGAGCGTAAATTGTATCAAAAAATTAAAAAATCTTTTAGTAATTTTTCGCTTATTCGACTTGAAAATAATAGCTTACATGGGACTCCTGATCTACTGGTCAGCAATGCTAGGGGCCACTTTTTTACAATAGAGTTAAAAGTTACGAAGAGTAACAGGGTTAATTTTTCTCCACATCAAATCGCCTTTCATATCAAACATCCACACAACACATTCATCTTAGTAGAGCATCTCGGTTCGGGGTGCTTGAAACTTTTCCGTGGTTCGAGAATCAAGGAGCTTGATGCTTGTGGCTTCAAGCTTGACGCTTGCTGCTTGGGGCTTGATGCTTGTCGCTTGATGCTTCAGGAGCTTGGGGCTTGACGCTTGA